AATGGCGTCGCGATATTCGTCGGCCAAAGAAAACAACCAATGCTATTGCTTTTTCTGATCTCACTCAAAAGCGCGGTGCAACCGCTCGACTGGGGGTTCTTAACCGAAAATGGCGTCGCGATATTCGTCGGATCTGACCTCGCAGCCCATTTTCCTAAATAATGAATCGATTAAGTCCTTCAGTCGTGACCGATAATACATCAATGTGTAAGAATCTGCCATGCTGTCGCTTATAGAGTCATCCATATACAAAATTTTGTAAGCATGTTTGGCTCTATAAACAGGCTCGACTCTCCCATCGATGTTGAAATGCATGCCACAAAACTCATTCGAAACATTGCACACTTTAACGTTGCAATATCTTGACAACTCCTCAAGATAGCGCTCCCTCTCTTCCCCAAAGAGCGCATCTTGCAGTGTATCATCACCCATCGCTATGATCGAACCAATGGGGATGTTTAACGTTTGGCACACTAAATCATGCAAAACAATTTGCATGATGGAATTGTCAATTATGGTGTTGTAACAACCTGATTTCATGACGCCGCTCTGCTTTTGTCGCAGAAACAATCCTCCTGAGGTGACCAGCGTTGGATTCCCGAAAAGAGCTTTATATCGCCAGTTTGCCAATCTCTCCCAATCGCTGGTGAGATTCCTGCATAACCGTTTTCTCAATTCTAAAACTATTTCCGGCAGCCAACCCTGTACACTCCAGTCCCATGCTGTCTTATCGATAGCCATTTGCGTTTTGGCGTAAGGCATCTGTTTCCAACCGCCGTAATATGGTGACCATCCCACACGCGTCGGTAACATTGGCCAATTATGAATCATTATTTCATTCATCTCGCCAAAAAGCATGGCATCGATAATTTGATCTATTATGGACACAGACGATATCAAGCGATATCGACCAGAACGCATTTTCCTCTCATTATGAGGCTCTGGCTTTACAAATAGCCTTATAGGATCGGATAGCTTATTTTCGATGTAACTATTTACTCTGTTCCATATTTGATCTGCTCTCTCCACGTCCAACACACCTTCTTTACAATTAAAGAAAGATGCGTTGTTCGTGTGGACCAACAAATATGGATAACCAGGGCTACTAGTCATATCGATATTCTTCAATACTCGATCAAAATGCGATCTTTTCATAAAATCGCTTGGTATCGTCCATTTTGCATGCCTGAATTGCATCTCAAGCTTATTGAGTAAAATTCCTTTCTCATGTTCCGTAATGCTTTTGACCAGGTCGTCTCTCAATTGTGCGTGATAGAGCAGTGATGTCAATTCTGCTCTCTCACCCCGCATAGGTTGGTAATAACCTACTGCGGCTTTCCTGAGGATGGCTTTTTCTTTTTCAGGTATTCGGTGGTACTCCTGTAGGGGGACGGCTGGTCGGCTTGGCGCGGCCGCTCCGCGCTCCAGGATGTCGAACCATTTCGGGAGCTCTGATTTGAGCTCCTCTCTCGTCCTAAAAAAGCAACTGCCTCCTTAGCTTCTTCAGCCGCTTCTGGTTGATGTTTACTAATATGCTGCATGAGAGCTTCTTTCTCCAGTCTGTCATTACAGAGGGGGCACTGATACAATTCAATTTTCGGGATATGGTTGGATAACATGTGATTGCTGAGTTTCGCTTGGGTATTACAGACAGTATCACAGCTTGGGCAAGGGTATTTTTCCACTTTAGGATGCGCCGCTTTCTTATGATTTTCGAGCTTTTCTGCTGTTGTGCAGCTCGTTCTACATTCATCGCAACGATATCCTACAACTTGCCCCATTGCTGTTTCTCGACAAAGCCTATTTTCGACAAAGGCCAATCTCTCGGCTAACCTCTCAATGGTCGCCTCCATATCTGTCAAACGCCTGTACAAAGCCATATCTTGCAAGGGTATATCCTCGCCATCAGATGATTCCGCTTTGATCGTCTTCTTTTTTCTGTCGGCTCGCTCTACCAGTTGCCTGGCTAGCTTAATAGCCGACTCACCAAGAAAATCGTCACTCGTCCAATCATCGATTTCGCCAGATGCCAACCTTGCATAGAACCGCTTTGTATAAGCTTTTTCTTCTTCTTCCTTGGCCTTCTTGTCTTCAAGATATCTTTGATCAAGTTCATACTGCCTTTGCGAATACTTATCATTCACGTATCCGTTCATCATAGCGTCGTTCCAATCACCATTATCTGCTGCTACTTCTAACAATTCCTCCGAGCTTTCCAATTGCACCACCGTGAGATACTTGACTTCCTCTTTTATCATGGAGCCAGCTAATCCCACGTTGATTTTCTTTTCAAAAGCTCCAGTATGCATGCCCAGCACTCGTCCTTCGCTTGTGTAAACTGAGCCTGACATACCAGGGATCGTTGAACCTGTATAAGCTAACTGTCCAATCATATTTGTGTGACGCAATGCTCCTTCTGACACTCCTTTTGGACCATAAATCGTCACGCTTTGCATTAACGATTTAGTGCCAGCTATAATCGAGCTTTTGCTCACACCAACGGTTGACCAGCTTTTCTTTGTCAGCAAAATATATGATAGATCGACGTTGAGTTTCGAGTCTATTCTTCCAGCCGTGGAGATCATGAGTTTCTTTTCAGGGAAGAAAAGATTCTTTAACATTATCTCATCTTTCCCGGCCACTACATGTTTCGGCACGACTAAGAAGTCTTCGACTCGGAATCCATATCCATTATGCTTGTCCGTTAATAGTCCTGGTATCAAGATTGCTACCTGACATTCCAATGGTTTCCCTTCATGGAAGTGTGAGTTCGCCATCATTGCTTCATACTTAATACCCCTGATCCTGTGTACGGTTCTACGTCCGCGTTTCCATACAAGGACCAAGAGCACTAAGACTAGGCCTATTATCGACCACTCTAACGCTTGAATTGCATTTATCTCCGCCAAACCTCTTTCCACAAGGCGGTTCGCCCAGTCCCTCATCACTTCCCGACGCGTAGGTGGCTTGAGATATGCTTTTGTTTCTCTAAAAGAGACATTGAAAAGCCATTTAATCGACCTCCAAATCACGTCGGCAGCCAATGAGAGTCCTGGCGCCTGCGTTGCGGCGTATCCTAAGACGGCGTAGGTAAATGCATCAATTACGTTATACATTGTTTGTTTTATTTTAAAACAAATGTTAAAGGATTTTTAAAAATAAGAAATCAATTTTCTTTA